TAATTACTTTGTCGAAAAAGTTCAAAGAATCACCCTGATAGGTTCCTCCATTCATTTGTGCTTTGTAGATGTCGTAATAATAGCTGTAGTCAGAGACTGTTGAGTTCTGAACTGGTTGAGCGTTTGGAAAAAATAATGCAAAGTTTTCAAATTGTTGAAAATTCTGTGAAGGTGTTTGTTGAACAGGTTGAGTTGAAATTTGACTTTGGTTTCCTGTGTCCAAAGCTCCTGATGCTTGGTTGTCTCTGATTGCACCGACCACTTCTCTGCTTGCATCTTTGGAAGAAATTATTTGTTGTAATACTGATAGTTCGCTTGGTGAAATTGTATAATATTTTTTTGCCAACTCATACAAGTCGTATTTTTTACAGCCCGCGAAAAATGAATCGAGAAGTCCATTAATTCTTTCAGAACTTGAATTATTTGCAAGTACTTTATTTACAATCACATTTAAAACTGATGGATGGTCTACAACGATTTTCCAAGTGATTGTACCATCTCTTTCTGAGTTTGTATACGTGTATACTTTTTCGGGTCTTCCCAAAAAATCTTGAGGTTTCCACGAGGCTCTTGTACTTTCGTTAAAAGTTAATCCATATGGTGGAAACCACATTACTCTACCTCCATTAGGTCCTCTTTCACAGATAGGTAAATCATTCACATTTACTCCTGGTGTATGTGAGGTTCTCCATGCCAAATTTTCAATAGAGAACATGTATTTTTTTGCATAAGCTTGGTCACCCGTTCCTATAAGGTTTGACGAATCTTGTCCACCTTCTTGTTTGTTTGGTACAATATTCAGATTGTATGTTTTGTCAAAAACAGAATAAGAAAATCTCCTACCCTCATTAACAACTCCATCCGTTTTTTGAAGGTCTGAATATTCTGCATAAGGTAAATCTTTAGCAAAAACTCTACAATACTCTGAACCCACCTCCTGTCCCAAAGAACCAACATAAGTGAGAACTCTCGAACCTTTCGTCATTTCTCTATAACCGTCATGAAATACCTTACTTACTTGGTCAATTGCATTTCCAACGTGTTGTAATCTTCTACCCCCATTAGGTTGGCTATCAATTAATCTTTGGGTGTCGTCCATTATGGACCCGTTTCTGAATGCGATGTTTGTGGACTCGGTAGTAACATAGGAAGATGGTCTGAAATTTTCATCAGGGTTTGTTACTTCACCACCTATACCAACTTTTTTACCGGCATTACCCTTATATTTTGGAGAAACCCAAGTTAACCCACCCTCTAAACCTCCACCATCTGCATAAGCAGGTGCATTCGCACCCAATCTTATTTCTCTATTCGGTCCCTCGTATAGTTGAGCTAATTCACTAGGACCATAAACAGGGGCTTGTACCTCAGCACCAAACTCACTAACAGGTAAATCTCCTGCAGGAGAAAATATTTGTGATGGTTCTGAAGTGACTGAACCAATATAAAAATTGGAATTGTTTTCTCTTGCTCCAACAAGAACTCCCCCCAATCTATCGAAAATGTTTCTGTCGTAACCTGGTTTAAATCTGTTGAATTTTAAATTACCAAACAATCTAGATTTTTGCCCACCACCAGTATTATTTAAAAAAATTTGAGACCCTGTCCTGTCTGCCCCAAGAAGTCTGTTGAAAAACTTTCCTACACCACTATTTGATTGTCTGAAAGCATTACGAATTTGTTGAATAGTTGTTGGTTGACCCAATACTATACTTGTGTCAAAATACGAACCTGGTATAGGTGAGATTGGGATTATACTACCCGCTAATCTCAAAGCAAAATCTGATGCTGCGAGTATGGGGTTTTCTGGCACTGTAATAACCCAATTTGGCTCTATCAAAGGAACTCTAGTAGTAACCAAATTCAGAATATCCGTACCACTGTTCACATTAAATAGGTTTGCTCTTCCTACTGTATTTTGATATATGTTTGTTGCAATTCTTTCTTGAAATTCTTTTTTTAGTGTTTTGGAACCCAGTTGAGCCAAAAAAGAGTCTTGACTCATCAGACCGTTACTACCAACAGGGTCTGGTGAAAGAAGGATAGATACAGGGGCATATGAGGAAGGTACAAATGTTGTTGGATATGGTTGGTTATTATAAAGATTGGGTGTACCACTTCTTATCCAATCAGGCTCAGTAATATACTCACCACTATCTAAAACTTCTTGGGTACCATTGGAATATGCGTTTTTAGGTTTCCAATTGTATTGTTCAATTGAGGCTTGGTCTAATATGTGGGCATCCTGTTGACCAGGTCCGTATTCACCCTCGTTCGATTTGGTATTAAGTAGTGCTCCTGGGTCGGGGACCTGTTGAAAACCTCCCTCAGCTCCCCATTGGTTTAGAGGATATAATTGATTTGCAAATGAGGGTTCATCAATAAGTTGGTCAGGACTATCTTGTACAGAGCTATCTGTTTGTATGTATGGAACATTATTGGGAAAAGAAGGTCTGTTAGGAGCCTTAGCGTAAGGTGTTAGGTTCCTTGTGATTAACTTTTTTCTAAAAGCGTCTGAGTTTACTAAATCTAATGGACTACCTGCCATTCCAACTTATTTATAAATAAATAGAGAAAAAACTATTTTTTCAAGTTGTTATGCTCCCACAGGTTTTATCTCCCCTTTATTAATTGCAACTTTCCTCACAGCGTTATATAGTTCTTGTTGTAATGGAATTTGTGCGTCTCTGATAACTTGGGTAAGAGCTGTGGCGTCCATCCCTGTTGGAGTTGAAACATTGACATTTACCGTTAAAGTTGGATTCAGAAACTCAACACCCAAAACACTTGGTTTTGACAAACCAAGCGCCGCTGTTGCTGCAGTACTTGCGGCTACGGGATTAGCATAACTATTTGATAAGATTCCGTACGCTGATGGGGTCGCCATTTGAGCACCTCCTATTTTTGGTGTTTTATTTTCGAGACCAAAAAGTAGGTTAAAATAATTGTCAACACTGTCCATGAATGATTTGACTTGTTGATTAGATTCCTCTCTGTTCGTAGAAATTATAATTCCTGCTGCCCTCAAAAGCTCAGGTGCTTGTTTTTTTATTTCTTCGGTCGACCTTTCAAATAATTGATTTAAACGTCTTTTTTCTTCCTCGGGTGTATACCCCATATTTCTTATATTTTCCTCCTCTTTCTTTATCTCACTAAGTTCTTTTTTAAATCTAGAAGTTTCAAAAGCTTTTTGAAGGGACATTGAGGCATCTCTTGTTTGTTTGGTAACACTTTCAATTGAGCTTTGTACGTTAGGTAAATCAAAAAAAGCGGATGACATAGTTTCCCTAAGTCCCTTTAATTCTCCAAGCATCAACTCGGCGGTATTCAATTGAGACCTTTGTATTTCCTCTATAGTTTTTGGTGCCTTGGATTGTTGTTCTATAAGCCTTGAAAAATCTTCCTTATTTAAATCATACAATTTTCTTTGATACTCGTTCCCTCTATCATCTTTAATACTTACCTCATATTCTCCACCTTCTCCCATCCTTGCGACGTTGGCAATCAACATTTTATTTTCATCACTAACTTCGAAATTCAACCCCGTTGTGTTAATTTTTGCAAGTTTGGCATCCATCTCTGCCGCGGCTAATGCGGTTTTTCTCAACTCAGCAGCACTTATCCCTGTCGCGTTTGCGAGCTCTCTCATGGTCAAAATTCCTTGTGGGTTTATCTTGAAACTTTTGGTTTGTTCGTCAAAATAAGTAAACTGTTTGGTCATGTTTATCAGAGAATTCTGTAAACCTGATGGGTCTGTTAAAGATTGATTAACAAGTGAAAGTGGGTCGGTTAGATTACCAACGGATACCCCTAATCTTTGAAAAGCTGATGACATTTCGATAGCAGCTTCTGGGTCTAACATTTTATCAGCAAAATCAAATGTTTTGGACATATCAAATCTCATCATCGAAGCTTGAGCCGCCATCTTTGTTAAACCTTGAACTCCGTTTGCAAAATTAAATCTTGAAAGTTGTTCCGTGCTACCAAGAACATCTTTCATAACCGCTCTGGCGTTTTGTCCAACACCTTGGATGTACACTATAGATTCTGCTAAATTATCTGCAATTCTGTTGTAACTTATCCCTACTTTATCAAAAGAGTCTACTATACTTAATACCCCCGTCCCTAATATTTGTCCTGCCGCGAATAACTCTGCAACATCTTTTGATGAAGCAACAATTTGAGTTCTAGTTCCTGCGGCTATGTCTTGAATTGTCTTACCAACATCTGCATATTTTCCACCCAAGCGTACTACATCAGGAGCTGCCTCATTGATTGCTTTTTGCATCTCCTGAATCCTCAATCTACCGCCTACGAAAGTTTTGTTAAGTTCCTCAGATTGGATAATTAGTTCTTCGAACATTTTAAAGACGCTAGTCACACCTTTTTCAAGGTCTGTCATTTTTTTTATCGTCTCAGTAATCTCTGCCGTAAGCTTACTAAAATCCGTAGGCGCTCCCGCGGCTGCTTGTGTAGCTTCACTTTGTTCGTCGTTTCCTCCAAAAAACATATGTGTGTTTTTTTATAAATAGAGAATTTTTAATTTTCTGTTGAATTAGTCTCTATCCATTTATCTAAAAGATATTTCCTTACAAATATGGGCATTATGAGGAAGTCAGAATAACTTACCTTGAGAAGTGTGCTTAAATAAAAAAATTCGTCTAATTGATTCTTTCTATAATCAGAAGAAAGGGCGAAAAAATTCTACCCCAAAACCAACATTGACAGTCAGTTTTTCTCCTGATGGGGCAATTACAACTCTTCTTAAATCTAATCTTGGTTCATTTTCGAAAAGAAAACTCCTTATATACTTGGAATCTGAAATGGGTAGTTGTTCAACAAATCTAGCAATTTCCCCCTTATCGGTGTTTCCATCTATTTCCAATATTTGTCTTTGTAATGTCAGGGTTACTTTTGGCGAAACTCTTCCTTGTGGGTAAGAACCAAGAACTTTCTGAAGCTCGTTTTGTTCTCCATATGTAAGAAACTTCAATCTTACGTTTACACCAGACTTTGGTAGTGTCGTATTATAAGTTCCATCTTCGTTTGGTTCTTGTTTTGGTTGTTTTATGTCCAACTCATCCAATCTTACATTTGTCTCGAAGCTCTTTTTTGTTTGAGGGTCCGTAAGGGTTAATTGCATTTCAGGACCAAATGATGTGTTCCTCAAAAAAATCAAAATAGCTTCAACGTCCCCCTCAAGCAAATCATCAATTCTCATATCAGGTTCATAGATTTTATTTCTCAATAAAGAACTTGTGATATCATCTGTACCACCTAATAGAATATTTTCGTCCGCTGCCGTCAAATATCCAACTTTGAGGGATTTCTTTTTGTTTTTATAAAATCTTCCTCCTGAGGGAAGTGGTACTACGTCGTGTGGTAAACTTAAAAATTGTTGACCGAATTCTCTTGATTTATCTTCCATATAAAAAAATAACCGTAAAGTTTATGTCTTTACGGTTAAATATAAATGCTATTGATTTTTTATAAAGAGTATTAGTATACTAACACACATCTATCCATTCTAAGTTCAGCTGTAATATCAGCTAAGTTGTCCGTGTTGTATGCTAATGAACCAAAGTTTACAGAGGTTAAAAACGTTCCGTATAAAATCCATTTTTCTACAACAACTCCTGTTGGGTCCAACATCTCGAGGTCGATGTCTTTTTTGTAACCCGCAGCATATCCCATACGACCTGTCACAGACTCGGCGTGTAAACGTACCCACTCCATAAGTGCTTGTGCCGCTGAAGGACCAATTGGGTCTCTGAACTTCACAGAAATTGGGTCCCAATTAAATCTTCCCGCAACGAAAGTAGACGTATTCAAAAATTCAATTTCTTTTGATGCGATTTTAATAGATGGTCTTGCTGCAGATTCAACAAACCACTCATTTATACCCAATGAAGAAGGAAATCTAAGAATGAATCGATTCTGTCGTTTCGGTTCATAAGGTATTGGCATTTTCATCAGTAAATCAGCCATGTTATTATAATTTTGTTTCTATTGTTTATATCCTATAAATATAGGGTGTTGGAAAATATTTCTATTTACTTTTTTCCCCAAATGATAAATATTATTTTACTTCCTTCTTCTTTCCTCCAGCAGTAGAATAAGTTTTAATCTCTGGTTTATTTTTAAAAGCTTTTTTCATTACTTCTACGTTTCTTAAATCATCGTCTGAAAATCCAATTACTGGCATTGAAGGTATAAATTTGTTCCCAATATCCTTTTTGAGAAAAGCCTTTTTATTTAAAACCGCAGCCATTCCTCTTATATAATCGACAAAGTCCTGCATTGCCATTACCTTCGCCTCCTCAGGGTTAATAGCGTTTTTTTCGTCCCCAAAGGTTACAGGAAAATATTTGTTCATAGCTAAGTAGGTCTTAATCAAATCGTCGTCATCCATTTCTTCTTCACCCACAAAAGAACGGTACTTTTTCAAATTTTTGAGAAGTTCATCTTTATCTATTCCACCGAAACCAGTCAAAATGTAATTGTGTATTGCTTCTTTAATAGCATTCGGATTGTGTCCTCGTGCTGTTATAATCGAGAAAATGGAACCATTATTTATTGCTTCACGGAAATCCTTGAAAGCCGGACCTAACTTTGCTCTTAGGGAGTCACTGATAAATTTCTTATCCCCTTCAGTCCTAAAATTTCTGAAAGCGTTATCTGCAAATCCAACAATTTTTCTTCCCTTATAGTCAATTTCTTTTTTTCCTATGTCCGTTCTGTACTTTGCAAAGTCTTCAGTACTCATTCCCACTTCATCACCATCATCATCTACCAAAATTATTTCGGTAGGCATATGAACTATATTATCATCCCAATCAAAAGCATAATACTTGAGTTCGGGAGTTTTTTCATCTATAAACGCTTCTTTAATAATAAGTTCCATACAGGGTTAAAAAAAGGGGGGAGCTAAGCCCCCCTTCCTTATTAGATATTTTCGAACGAAGCTCCTGTTGGTGTGATAAAGAATTCAATATCAATGAATTCGAGAGCCTTCGTTGGTTTAAGGTAAATTTTACCTGTTAATGTGTTTCTGTCCAAATCTTCAGGAGAAGAAGAAACTGTTACACGGAAATCGTAAAGACCTCTATCTCTTCTAATTCCATCGAGGATTGGGTTCACACTATCCAAGAATTGTTGTCTCACGATTTGGTCGTTTTGTTCAAACAACAATCTAACCGCTACAGCTGAAATTAACTTACGAGCTTGTAACAACAATCTTCTTACGTTTAGTCTATTAAGAGCAGTGTCTGCAACTTGAAGTGTTTTATTACCCCAAATCACTGTTCCCACATCCGCAAATGTTGCGATAGGATTAATTCTACCTTGATAAAGAGTATCTCTATCTTCTTGTGTCAACTTAACTCTCGCTTTGATAGAATTTACCAAACCTCTTGTGTAACCCGCTG